CGCCGAGGTCGTCCACACCCTGGAGGACTATCGCAGCCTGGCCGACTTCGCCGGCACGGCCGGCCTGTTCGTCGCCGTGTGGTGGGCCTGGGTCGGCTAGCTCGTACAGTAGTTTCCACCCGGTAATAGTCAGCGGCCCCGCAGGTGGTTGGACACCCCGGGGCCCGGAGCACGGGGGTAGCCCATGCCCGACCCCAACGATATGCCACGCCGCCGCGGGCGGCTGGTGCTGGACGTCACCACGGCGGCCAGCGAAGTCTCCCGCCTCATCCACGAAGCCCACGACCTGCACCTGCCCGTCGAGCCAGGCGTCCGACCCGGCCGCGACAGTCTGGTCCGCTGGGCCGTCCTGCTCGAAGAGGTGATCCCTTAACCGTCCCGCGTGCCCTGGCGGGCTAATTGCGAAGCGCCCCCTCACCTTCGGGTCGAGGGGGCGCTTCGGTGGTTCCCGGGTCTATCCGCTGAGTGCGACCTGTCGTGCGGCGACCCGTTGGATCGTCTCGTGGGCCTGGGCGGTAGTGGCCGTGGCCGGCGCGACGAGGTCGATGGTGCAGTTCACCCGGACCGGGGTGGAAACCACGAACCCGTTGTTATTGAAGATCCGCAGCTGGAACAGCAGCGGCAGGGGCTGGCGGGTGAGCACCTGGGCGGGGATCTTGGTGGTGCCGCTCTGGGGGTAGGCGCCTGCGCACTGCATCGACATCGACACAAGTCCCTGGCCGCGGAAGTCGAGGAAGACCAAGCCGCCGGCGCTGGGGTCGACGCCGAAGGTCTCGATGAACACGAACTCCTCGGTCTGCTGCTGCGCTTGCGCCGAGCGGGTTGAGGACAGACCGACCGCGACCAGGGTGGCGGCGAGGGTCAGGGTGAGTAGCGCAGCTAGCGCTACCGGAAGTCGCCTCATGGGGCTTCTTCCCTCCTTTAGGCAGGACCGGACAAGGGGGGAAGCTTACGAAAGTTCAACCGCTAAATACCAATCGGATATTGCCGCAGTCGATCCGACTAGATATAGATGCTGTCCCGAGTCACGCCGGCCAGGGCAGCGGCCCGGTCGTGGGCCATGACGGCGGCCACCGCGGCGTCGATCTTGCGCGGTGAGTCGCGGCGTTCTTTGGCCAGCCGGGCGCCGCGGGCGTCCTCCCGGAGCACCGCGTTGCCGACGTGGCGGGCCAGGCGCGAGTCACCGGAGTGGGTGAGGGCGCCGTTGACGACGGCCTCATAGAACCGGGCCGTGGCCGGTGTCATCCTGCCTGGGCTCTGTGGGTACTCCATGACCGGCAACCCCTCGCCTTCGAGGAGCTGGAGCGAACGGGCCCAGCGGAACGGGTCGGCGGCGATCTCCAGCACCCGCCAGCGCCGGCACGCCTGCCGGATGGCCTGCTCGACGTCGACGATGGGCACCTGGCGGCCGTCAGCCTCCCACAGCTCGACCAGGTCGACGTGGGACCGCTGGTCGACGGTGGCCACGGTCAGGACCGTGGTGTCGCCGTTGAACGAGCCATCGAACGAGAGCACGACCTCGGCCCCGTCAGGGATGCTCCTCGTGGCGTCGGCGCAGGCGGCCCAGGCGGACGGGGGCAGCCAGGCATCCTCGAGCTGGTCGGTGAGCTGGCACAGCCGGGCCCGCCGGAACGATGCCTCGCGCATCTTCGGGGGCAGGCAGGCCCGGAGGCCGTCCTCGGCCAGGAAGTCATTCAGTGCTGGATTGCTCAACTCCCAGCAGTGCCGGCAGTCGACCGGGTGGTCCTCGAACCCGGCGGCCGAATGCTCCCGCCACACCACCAGCGGATCAGCCGGGTGGTCGAGGGCGTAGGTGCGGAGGCGGCCCAGGACCGTCTGCTCCAACTCCGGGCCGGGTGTCCCGATGGCCAGCACCACACTGGAGCGCTGCTTGCCGGTGGCCAGGGAGACGACCTCGAACACCTCTTCCTCGACCCGGCCGGCTTCATCCACCAGGGCGAGGGTGTAGTCCAGGCCCTCCAGCCGCTTGGGGACCGCCGGGAGGACATGGAAACTGGCGCCGCGACCCGGGACGGTCATGTGGTCGTGATACAGCTGGACGCGCTGCTCCAACTCCGGGTGGAGCTCCACCATCCGCACGGCGATCCGGAACGTGAGGCCGGCTTGTCGCTCGTCGGTGGCCACCACCACCACCTGGGCGCCCTCGGCCCCGGCGAGCAGCTCGTACAGGGCCAGCACGGCCGTCAGCGACGTCTTGCCCTGGCCCCTGGGGAGCATCCACCCGGCCAACCGCGGCTGGGGCCGCTGATCCCAGGTCGCGGCGATCAGCTCCCGCTGCCAGGCCCGCAGGCGGAGAGGCTTGCGCACGCCGTGGCCACGAGGCGCCCGGACGTAGTCGAGGGCGAACCGTGCAACCGCCAGCTCCCGGCGTCTGGAGCCGCGCAGGGGCAGCGGAGAGCCGTCAACGGCGGCCTTCGGACCCGCTTTCATGCGACCGCCGGGCCGTTATCCACACCTGTGGATAACGCGGTGTGTGTAATGTCGGGTTCGGCTGGCGGCGGGTCTTGGCCGAGTGCTCTGCTCAGAACTCGGGCTGATCTGGCGGAGTTGCATGGGATGCAGCGGACGATGAGCGGGCCGGTCTCGAGCCCGCCGGCGGCTACCTGGACCAGGTGGTCGGCTGAGAGGTTGGCGGCGGGGTGGGCGCCGCGACCCAGCTCGGGTACGCCGGGGCACCAGTCGCCGATGGTGGCGCGGTGGTCGGCGACGGCGCGGCGGCGGCGTTCGGCTTCCTGGTGGGTCTTGAACCCGGGACGCTTGGCCGCCTTGGCTCTGTCCTGTTCGCGTTGGCAGTCGAGGCAGCGGGGTTTGCCTCGGACGGGGCGGCCGCACCCGATGCAGTGGCGGAGTAGTTGCTTGCTCATTGGCGCTTGCGTCTCCGCTTTGCTGCTGCCCGTTGCCGTACGTCTCGCTCGCAGGGTGGGCATCGATCCCCGTACATGACGGGGCCGTGGCAGCCGAGGCAGACGGGTGGCCGTCGGCGGGCACCTTGGGGTGCCGTGTAGTAGGCGCTGCTTTTACCCACGGCGCAGGAGGGTGAGCAGGACCGGCGTGTGGCATGGCGGTCCCGACTCACGCACGCCGACCACGCCGGCCCCTTCGTAGGCCGGTACCCGGACCACGGCGACGTGGTCGAGGGCGGCCCTGGTCCGGGTGACACGCTGGCGGTCGGCCGACCAGCGGCTACCGCCGGGTAGCTCAGCGAACCCGATACTCAAGCCCAACGGAACCCCGTCTCGGGCGAGGGCCAGGACCTCGTTCCCGAGATGGGTGTCCGACACGCGCCAGCCACCGTACGCAGCGTCGGAACGGTCCTCTAGTTCGATGGTGACGCCGATCGGCAGGGTGCCGGCGTCCCGTGGGTGGGTGGCCGTGAGGGGCACCCGGGACGGGTCGGTGCCGTCGAGGGCGCCGCGCTGGAAGGTCTCAGTGACGAGCCGGCCCCGGTCGACCACTTGGGCCGTGACGCCCCAGGGAAGTAGTGGGCCGACCAGGGTCCGGCCGTCTCCCCCGTCCCTGACAACGAGGGAGGTTGTGAGGTTGCGGACGTGGATCATGCGACGGCGCCTCCGGGTTCGGGTGGTGCCTGGTCGTCGATGCCGGGGATGGGTGGCAGGTCCTCGAGGTCGCGGACTTCGCTGCGGAGTTTCCAGCCGGCCCTGATGGCGCTCTCGTGGGCCTGGTACCTCGTCAGCAGGTCCGTGCGGACCAGCGCGGCGGCGTTGAACTTGACCGTGGTCGTGCTGGAGAGCAGGGCCGACAGGGCGGTTTCGAGGCGGACCAGCCAGGGGCGGAGGCCGAACGTGAGGAAGTCGAGGGCGCGTTGTTCCACATTCGCGTAGGTGAGGCTGTTGCCGCTGTCGGCGCCGATCAGCTCGGGTTGGACACCGAAGTAGCGGGCGATAGTGCGGACGTTCGCTTGGGTGGTCTCGAGGAATTGGGCTTCTTCGGGGGCGATCATCACGGGCTGAAAGCGGGCGCCGCCGCCCAAGACGGCGATCTCCCGGTTGCCCTGGTGGGCTTGCTTCCAACGGGCTTTGATCTGCGCGGCCCGGTCGTCTTTGACGTCCTGGTCGGTGGTAATGACACCGCTCGGGATGGCGCTCTCGCCGAACAGCTTGGCCGCGTACTTCTCGGCCCCGAGGCCTAGGCCGATGGCTTGCCTTGCGTGGCTGATGGGTGACAGCCCGACCACGTTGCCCGGGGTCGTGAACGCCCGGATATGCCACACGCTGGCGGGGTCGACGAGCTGCCCGTCCAGCCGGTAGTCCACCGTGCCGTTGGCGGTGACCTGCACCCGGTTGGGGTCGAGCAGTTCCACCTGAGAGGGCAGGAGACCGGCGCCGGCACGGTCGACGACCAGGCCGTAGCAGTTGCCCCTGATGAGCAAGGATTGGAGCGCCGCGTACAGGAAGTCAGGCAGGGACCAGCCGGCCGAGGGTGCCCGCAGGATCGGCGGGAGGGTGGGGAGCGCCTCGCGGTCGCCGTCGCGGTAGGCGGCTAGGGGGAGGGTGCTGATGCTCCCGGCGATGAGGTTGACGCACGCCCAGACGGCGGAGTGCTGCATGGCCGTGGTGGGGTTGACCGCCACCGCCGCATAGGTCGAGGCAATGGGGAGGTTGCCGACCTGGAACAGGTCCCGGTCGTGGCGTGTCCAGGGCCACTGCCAGGGCATCGGCTTAGGTGGTTCCGACGAAGGTCTTGACGGCGTTGGTGTCGATGAGGGCACCGTCCAACCGCAGGATGCAGCGGAAGGCGATCAGGTCGTTCTGGAAGCGGAATTCGTTGCTGCGCTCGAACCGGATGCCGTTGACGATCCTGATGAAGTAGCGGTCCATGGCCCCGAAGGCGATGTACTCGGCGCCGTTGGCCGCGGCGGGCATGAACGGGTCGACATAGACGGGGTAGCCCATAAGGCTGCGGCGGTCGGTGAGGCCGTTGACGGGCTGGCCGGTTGTGTCGCGGAGCTTGCGGATGCCGACGTTGGTTGCGTTGCGCATCAGGAAGGCGGTGGAGTCAGCCTCCGCGTAGGGTTCGAGCACCGACCCGACCAGGTTCCACAGGGCGTCGGTGCCCTGGTTGGCCGTGCCCTGGGTGCCGAGGCCACCCGCGGTGCCGGCCGGGCCGGTGACGCCCGTCCCGGCGTCAAGGAGGAGCCCGCGGGGTTCGGTCGTGCCGACGCCGTTAATGAGGTGGTCGCCGTAGCCGGTCGCGCCGAGGCCGAGGGACAAGGCGGCTTGGCGGGCGAGGAAGTCAAGCAAGTTGGTCGGCGAGTCGTTCGCCAGCTCCTGGGAGACCTCGAAGTAGTTGCTGTACTTGAACGCCTTGAGGGTCACGGTCGAGAGCGCCGGGTCGCTCTCGGTGATGGAGGCGCCCTCGCCGATGATCGCGCTGGTCACGAACCCGGTGGAACGGGGCACCACCAGGTCCTCACCGGTCTCGGTGGTCAGGACGGTGGCGCCGGCCCGCATGATGCTCGAGGTCTCCACCAGGTGTTGGACGATGCTGCCGTAGACGTCGGTGCCCAGCGCCTGGGTCGCCGTGCTCTTGAGGGTGTCCCGGGTGTGGATGCGCACCCGGCCGGCTCGGCCCATGACGGGCTCCGGTACGTCGGCGGGCCACTCGTCCGGCATCTGCTCGGCGTAGACCTCGATGGGGGCCGGGTTCTTGGCGAAGATCGCCGACCGGAACGCGCTCGCGGTCTCGGCCGCCTGACGGGTCAGGGTCTGCCCGGGGCGGCGGGTCGCCATGGCGCGGACCTCGGCCAGCTGCCGGTCTCGCTCCTGCTCCATGGCGTCGCTGGCTTCACGCTCGGCCAGATCGTGCGCCTGATACTGCGCCAGCTCCTCGGGAGACGGGTCGCGTTGCTCGGCGGCGGCCCTGGTCAGGATCTGGTCACGTTCGGTGCGGGCCGTGGCCCGCTGCTCCCGGAGCTGGTCGAGCAGGGTCACGGTGCCACCTCGAGCATTCCCAAGCTAGGCAGTAGAGATGCTGGAGATGGTACTTGAAAGGCTCGTGAGGCGATACTAGTTGCGCTCGGGGTGGCACCTGCCGGCCAGCTCGACCCTGGAGTAGACGACCAGGATGCGGCCGTGCATGGTGACGACGGCGAACTGGTCGCCGCACTGGAGGGTGAACTCGCCTTCGTCGAGGGCCTGTTCCATGGCCTTGCCGGCCATCTCCAGCCTCTCGCCGGTTCCCCTGGCCAGGTTCTTCCGGGCCACGTCGAGCAGGTGGCGGTGCTCGGCCTCGGTGAGCTTGCCGGGCCGCTCGGCGGCGATCCGGGCCAGGAGGCCGTCAGCGATGGCGAAGGCAGCCAGATCCTCATCCTTCATGGCTGTGTCCCATGTGTCCCAATGTCCCATTGCCTGGTCACGGGTCCTCCTCGGTTTGGGACGGCGGTGTCCCGTTGTCCCATTGCTCGCCCTCGCTGACCTGCGATTGGGACGATGGGACACTTGGGACACTGGTGTAGAGGCCGCGGGAGAGTCGCCGCAGGCGGCCCGAATCGGCCAGGCGCTTGAGGTAGCGGCGCGCATCCTGGCCGAACTTCTCCTCGACCTCGCCGGCCCGGACATGGGGCGGGTTGGCGGCGACGTAGGCGATGATCTCGGCCGAGCGGTCGCTGACCCCACCGCTCAGCCGAGCCTCGCGGGCGCGGGCCGCGGCCTCCTCCAGGTCGGCGCCGTCGAGGTCCCACTGGCACCCGTCGACGAACTGGAGCGCGTACTCGCCCTCAGCGACGTCGCGGCCGGTGACCTTGAGCAGCCCACTGGTCTCTAGCCGCGGGCGGGTGAGCACGATCACGGTGTCAGCGGCGCCGGCCAAGCCGTGGGTGCCGGAGACGGTGTCGACGAAATCGTCGGCGTTGGCCTTGCGGTCGTGGTGGTTGACGAGCAGGGTCATGCCGGGTCGTTCGTCGGCGACCCGCTTGAGGATCGTCCCGATCCGGTAGTCGCGCTGGTAGGTGGTCTCGCCAGGCAGGGCGGGCGGCATGACCTTGCCGAGGGTGTCGAGGATCACCAAGGGCGGCTCCGCCTGCTGTAGGTCGAGCCATGATTCGATGGTGGCGATGATGCGGTCCGGGGCGACTCTGGTCAGGTACTCGAACTCGGGGGGGATCCGGTCGCCGCGGAGCAGCTTGCGGCAGCGGTCCTGCAGGCGCCGGTCGCCGTCCTCAAGGGCGAGGTACAGCGCCGGGCGCTTCGGCACGGCGATGCCAAGCGCCGTGCCGCCCACGGCGGCGCCAAGGTCGACCGTCAGGACGAACCAGGACTTGCCGATCTTGGGCGGGCCGACCAGCAGGACCAACCCCTCGGGGATGAGGCCGGGGACGGCGTAGGCCAACGGCGGGAAGTCCTGGGCGTCCAGCCATGCGCCATCGCGGAGCCCGGCGAGCAGGTCGTCCGGGGCATCCCCTTGGGGTTCCCCGGCCCCCTCGATCCTCGCGGCGGCCTTGGCGTAGGCCTCGTCGGCGGCGCTCATGCCGGCGTCCACGGCTGCTGCCGGCCCTTGCTCCAGCCGGAGGTGAACTGGTCGGTGATCTGCTTGGCAGTCCACGGCCGGCCGCAGATGGACAAGATGACGTGCTCGACGGCCTGGTGGGCGACGGCCTGGTCCAAGCCGAGGTGCTCGAGCTGGCCGAGGGCGAAGGCGGTCTTGTTGAGCTGGTTGCTGTGCTGGCCTTCGGGTGCGGCCTCCAGGGTCTCCAGTTGCCGCCTGAGCGCGGCCAGGACATAGGCGCGATGCCGGTCCCCTCCATGGTGGAGGTTGGGCCGCTGCTGGCGTGGTGGTGGCCGCTCAGGAGGTGCTGGGCGCAGCACCTCCTCCAGCCAGGCGGGCATGGGCGCGATGACAGGGTCACGGCACCATCGGTAGGTGTTGCCTGGCACACCCGGCCGCTTGACCGGGTCGACGACCCACGACGGGGCGGCCACCACGTACCCGCGGTCCGCCTTGATGTCCAGGCCCGGGGCGAGGGCGTCGGCGCCCTCCTTGAGGGTTCCGCCGAGGTGTTCCATGAACAGGTGGTAGCCGTTCGACCAGGTGACCGCGACGGCGGTGATCGGGATGAACTCGGGCTTGTGCTTCTCGTCCAGGGCCAGGAGGGCGGCCAGGCCGTCGCGGTGGACGTCGACGTCGACCACGACCAGGCCAGCCCCTCCGGGCCAGATCCCGACGTTCGCGTTCGGCCAATGCCGCCACCATGCGCTGATCTGGTCGGTGTCGGTCGTGGCGTCCTGGTAGCCGTGGCCGCCGGGGATGATCGGCACCTTCCCGCGGACAGCCAGAGGGAGGACGGGCCAGCCCTGGGCGGCGTAGTGGAGAGCGGCGTCGGGTAGACTCAGGTTGGTGGTGGTCCTGGTTGGCGCCGGGGTCGTCTGCTGAGGGTTCGAGGCCGGGGTGTCGGTGCCCCGGCCTCGCCCGTTGTCAGGAGGCCTTGGCATCGTCCACCACCCCCTCGCCCCGGCCGTCGTCGGCCATGGCGGCGACGGCGGCAAGCACGCTCACGTCCTCGACGTGGGGCGGGAGGCCTTGGCGGCTCCGGCTTCGCTCGACCCAGCCGGCCAGCTCGTCGGGGGTCATGCGGCGCCGTCCCGGTGCTCGGCGAGTCCTCCGTCGTCAAGGCTGGCGATGAAGGCGTCCAGGTCCGATTCGCGGACCCGGCGGGCACGCGGGCCTACGGTGACGCTGGGTAGCCGGCCCTCGCCGATAAGCTGGTAGACCCGTGTCCGGCCGTGGCGTAACCGCTCGCCGACCTCGGGGACGGTGAGCAGGCGATCCATGGGGTTGCCCTCTCAAGCCGTACCCCTGCCCAGACTGGGGAGGGAGGCGATCGGGTCCGCGCCCACAAGATCTTGAGTTGCGGACGGCAGCGTACACTGCCGGTTGTGTCTGAGCAAAGGTACGTCTACCGCGTCACCTTCTACTGCGACCGATGTGCCCAGCGATGGGGTCGTGGTCCCGTCCTGGCCGTGGTCCACCGGGGGTCGGAGTGGCCCGAAGGTCAGTGGTGGGTGCAAGTCGCCCGCCGCGTGCGGCGGCCGATCTCACCGGAGAGGGCCCGGGCTGAGTCCGTTAAGTCGTACAGCGGTGGCGCTGTACCCGACCGGCCAAACCGCTTCATCCCCACGCCCGGACGGTTCCAACTGGTCCCGCTGAACAACCCCGATGTCTCGGCGGCTGGACTCGTCTGTCCGAAGTGCAAGGCCCGGCCCCGGGTCGCCTTGGCGAAGTTGATCGAGCTGGCCGAACAGGCGATGGCCGCTGGCCGCCGCGACGCCTACGCCTAAGCGCGCCAACGCAGCTCGACCCGGCTCTCGTCGAACCCGGGGCCGCGCCGGGTTGCCGGCGAGACGATGACGGCTTCCAGCACCAGGCGCAGGACGTCGCGGCGCTGTTCAAGCGTCCACCGATTCCACGCCGCGGCGAGTGCGCCGGGCTCGGGGCCGACGTCGGCCAGGATGGCGGCTTCGGCCCGGCGGGCCAGACGTTCCCGGGCCGAGCGGATGCGCCGCAGCAGCTCGTCGCGGACGGCCAACCACTCGGGCTTGCCGATCTCGTCGCGGCCGTACATCTTGGCCAGCTCGGGCAAGCGCCGCTCGTCTTTGACGAGCTGCTCGGCCAGCTCGCGGTCGCCGTTGGTGGTCCGCAGCTTCAAGAACTCGCCGAGCTTCGGGCCGTCCAGGGCATGCAGCACGGCGTCGGTGACGAACGCCTCGAGCGGCCCGGCGGCGACGACCAGATGCACCCGGCCGCCCTCGCGGTCGCCGCCCTCACAGCCGTAGCGGCGGCCTGACCTGTCGGGGGCGCGGGCGCCAAGAGCGGCGCCGTCAACAGCGCAGCGCAAGATGCCACCGACCAGCAGATGCACGGGCGGCCGTCCGGCTTGGCTGCGCCGGGTCGGGTCGGACAGCGCGGCCTTGAGCGCCTCATGGGTGGCGACGTCCAGGATCGGCGGCCACTGCCCATCGCCGACCTCGACGCCACGGTAGACGGCCCGGCTGATGTAGCGCGGGTTCACCAGCAGCTTGCCCAAGTTGGCGGCCGAGAACTTCGCCGCCTGCACCGGGCGCAGCCCCCGGGCGTTGAACTCGCGGGCGATCGACCGCAACGACTCGCCGCGGACGACCCTCCGGGCGGCCTCGCGCAGCACCTCGGCCTCGGCCGGGACGATGGTCACCTTGTCGGCGGCGTACCCGAACGGTCTCGCGCCACCGGGGACGGGCCGACCGGCCATGGCGGACTCCAGCCGAGCCCTGGCGACTCGGACGCTGATGTTGCGCGACTCCATGCGGGCGAAGATGGCGATGATGTCGCGCATGGCCTCGCCGGTCGGCGTCGAGCTGTCCAGCGACTCTGTGACCGACGCCAGTTGCACACCGCCGGTGTCGCACATGTCCAGCACGCGGGTGAAGTCGGGCCGGTTGCGGCTTAGCCGGTCCAGCCGCCAGCAGACGATCAGCCGGCCGACGCCGTTGCGGGCATCGGCCAGCAGCCGCTCGAACTCGGGTCGCCGCGCACCCGAGAATCCCGAGATGCCTTCGTCGCGGTAGATGCCGGCGACCCGGTGGTCGTGCAGCTCGCACCACTTCAGGCAGTCGGCGACTTGTCGGTCGACGCTGGTCGCCACGCCACCAGCGGCTTCGCCATCCGGCTCGCGGTCCTCAGAGAGCCGGGCATAGATGAGTGCGTCCATAACCGGGATACTACTTGACTGTCGGCCTGCCGACCCAGGCCCACCACACGGCGACAAACAGGCCGGCCGTGCCGGCG